CCTGTGGGCCGTCGGCGGCGACAACGCCAAGGCCCGCCTGTTCCAGGCCCTCGTCGGCGACCGCCAGGCGCAGACGCCCGCCGACCGCCGCCTCCACTTCAGCAACGACCTGGACGAGAGTTTCTACGCTGGCATGACGGCGGAAGTCTTCGACCCCAACAAGCGCCGCTGGGTCAAGATCCGCGCGCGCAACGAACCCATGGACTGCTACGCCTACGCCCTGGCCGCCGCCATGCACCCGCAGCACCGCGTCCACCGCTGGACCGAAGCGCAATGGCAACGCCTGCGCCAGGTGCTTGAGCCCATCACCCATGACCTGTTCAGCGTGGCTCCGTCCGCGCCGGCCGATCCTGCCGCTTACCAATCGCCGCCCAGCCGCCAACCGCCGCGCACCAAATCACCGCGCGGTCCCGGCCTGGCGCCGGACGGCTGGAGCCTGTAGATGCCCGCGGTAGAGGATGACGTGCTGGCCGTCATTGTCGATGCCGCCCTGCTCGCCGCCCGTGCCGAAGGACTAACGGTCCCTGCCGCGCAACGGCTGGCCGCCAAGATTTGCGAGAGGTTGCGGCGGGAGCTGGGCACGCTGCGCGTCTATGTGCCCGCCGCCGACCGCGCCGCGCGCGACCGTGCCATCCTCGCCGGCCGCCTCGCCGGGGATAGTCGCGCCACCATCGCCGCCCGTGTCGGCGTGTCCCTGGATACCGTGGATCGCGTCGTCCGCCGTCAAACACAAAAACGGCGCCCGCCCGGTAATGGGCTGGCGCCGGAAGGGTGGGGCTTATAGGGCGGGGCTGGGCCTGGCAGCCTTTGCGCGGCGGTATTTGGCCGCCTGTTTGCATCGCTCCGAGCAATACTTGGCCCGCCGGTCCTTGGCGGTGAAGGTGGTGCCGCAGACCTGGCATCGGTAGGCACGAGTCGGGCGCATCGCCGCCAGGGCGGCGCCGGGGGTGGATGCCTGGCTCATGGTGCATCCTCCGGCAGCAGCCCCATGTTGGTGAGGGCGCGGTCCAGCAGTCTGGCCGTAGCCAGATCGCAGTCTTCCACCCATATGCGCGGATTTTCATGGCGCGGCGGGTAGCCAATGCCAGCTTGCGGGCATGAGGTGGCCTTCTGGACTATGCCGTCGAGCTTGTGTTCTTGGTCCGCCGTCAAGTGGCGGGAGAGATTGCGGTAATAAGTCATGATGCCTCTCCCGGAAACAGGATGGGCCGCAGCAATTCCACGATGCGGTTCATGTCGCCAACATTACCCCAATGGGTTTGCTCGCTGGGCGCTGGCATGTCCTCGACTTGCTCCCGGATTGCCTCCAGGAGGGCAAGGGCCTCGGCATGGGCTTCGGCATAAGCGTCTTCTGGGTTGCGTGTGGTGGTCATTTTCTCTCTCCGGTTGTGGCCCGTCCGTGGGCCTGGAATTGGTTATAACCGGCTCGCGTTAAATCGGCCCGCGAGCGTCTCTGCTGATTTTTGGTCGGCGGCCGTCGTCACATAAACTTCGCCGCCGTCATCCATCACCTGCACCACGTCGCACCCAACTGGCACGAACTCGACAATTTTCGGCTTTACAGTCCGAAAGGTTGATCTGTCGATGTCTTGCCCAAATTCAGCAATGGCTTTTTCGATGGATTCCGCAACTACCCATTGCCCAGCATACTGGCCTGATGTTGCTTTGACTTCGTACATTGTCTCTCTCCGATTGTGGCCCGTCCGTGGCCGGGGTTGTTATTTGAAGACGGGGCAGATGGTCGAAGCGCCACAGGCGTGCTTGACGATCCAAAGATCGAAAGCCATTCCGTCCTCGGATTGGTCGCGGATGACGAAGACGCTTGGCGCCACTTCTTCCAGGCTTGCGCCCATGTCAGCGGCGAACCGCTCGGGGGCGGCAAGGATTTCGTCGGCGAAGTCAGCGGAAGCTTCTGCGCCAGAAAGGCTGGAAATCTGTGCAAGGTGGCTGTTTTTGATGCTGGCGGTCAGGATAGTCATTTTCTCTCTCCGGTTGCGGCCCGTCCGTGGGCCGGGGGTTGGTTATTTGTAGTAAAGGTCTTGCCTGGTTTGTTGGAAGGCGCCGATTGGGTAGTAGCCTTTAGCGGCGTGGTAGGCGTTGAGAAGATCGGTGAAGTGGTAAAATGTTTCGCCGTTGAAATGGTATTTGGTGGTGTTCGTGGGATTGCGGTACGAGGGCCTGCCCTTGTATTCGTTCATGGTGTTCATGATCTCTCTCCAGTTGCGTCGTGATTGGTCTTGGTCTCTTTGGTCTCCCGGTCGGTCCGTGGGTGTTCGGGCCGGGAGGGAGGGTCTTCGGTTCTAGCCGGTGTTCCCCTTCCCTTGATTAATATTCTACACCATAGCGCAAGAAGGTCAAGGGTCTTTTTGAACTATTTTTAACTTTTTTTCATCTTTTTTTCAGCCAGCCTACCTGCCGCATTTTCTGCCTAGTTTTGCGGCTAGCAGAGGGTCCATGCTGATGCCATGGCCCTTACCTCAGCCGATCTTGACGCCCTGGACCTCGCCATCGCCTCTGGAAAGTTAGCGGTGCGCATTGGTGACCGCATGATCACCTACCAGTCCCTGAGCGATCTCCTCAAGGCCCGCGATCACGTCGCCAAGCTGCTGTCCGCTGCCCCTACCCGCACGGCGCCGCGTTTCCGCACAGCGGTCTTCGATGATGCCTGATACCCCCATCGCTTCTCTGGCTGATCGCCTCATCCGTGCCCTGGCGCCGTCCTGGGCGTTGCGCCGTGAGCAGGCCCGCCGCGTGCTCGCCTATTACGAAGCCGCCCGCCCGGATCGCCAGCGCAAGGCCCGCCGCGAAGGTGGCACCGGCTCTCAGGCCGTGCGCCAGGGCAGCTTGTCCATTCGTGAGCAGGCTCGCCACCTGGAGCAGAATTCGGATCTCGCCCGGGCGGTCTTGCGGGTGATGGTCAACAACACCGTCGGCGCGGCCGGTATCCAGGTCGAGCCCACGCCGCTAGACGGCGCCGGTAAGGTCGATACCCTCACCGCCGCGGCCATTCTGGAAATCTGGGAGGAATGGGGCGAGGCGCCCGAAGTCACCCGGCAACTATCCTGGCCCAAGGTGCAGCGCCTGCTGGCCCGCAGCAAATTCCGCGATGGCGAGGCCCTGTGCCGCCTGCTCGGGCCCGCCGCGCCGGTGCGCCATGCCGGTGCCTTGCCTTTGTCCCTCGAATTGCTCGAAGCCGACTTCCTGCCGCTGGGCCATGACTCTGAATTCCAGGGCCGCAGCGTGCGCGATGGCATCGAACTGAATGCCTGGGGCCAGCCCTTGGCCTATTGGCTCTATCGCGGCCATCCCGGCGAGATCGGCGATCTGCGCGTGCCCTGGTCCACCCTCTCGCGCATTTCCGCTGATGACGTGCTCCACCTGGCGCAGCGCGACCGCCTGCACCAGCGCCGCGGCATGTCCGATTTTGCCTCCATCCTGGAGCGCCTCGACCACCTCAGGGACTACGAAACCTCCGAAACCGTCGCTGCGAAGGTGGCCGCGTCCATGGGCGCCGCCATCAAGAAAGGCACGCCTGACCTGTATAACGCCGAAGGCACCGATGCCGAGGGCGAGCCGCTGCCGCGTGACCTGATGTTCCGCGCCGGCATGATCTTCGACGATCTGCAACCCGGCGAATCCATCGAGATGATCGGCAACAACGGCCGCCCCAACTCGGGGTTGCTGGGCTTCCGCTCTGCCCTGTTGAAGGCCGCCACCGCTGGCGTCGGCGTGAGCCATTCCAGCGTCTCCCGCGAATATGACGGCTCCTACTCCGCCCGCCGCCAGGAGCTGGTTGATTCGTGGGTCGATTACGCCGTTTTGAGCCAGGACCTGGCCGCCGAGCTGGTCCGCCCCATCTACCGCCGCGTGGTGGCGACGGCGGTCGCTACCGGCCGCCTGCGCCTGCCGTCCGGCATGCCGCTGGCCCGCGCCGTCCAAGCCATGTACGTCACCCCCCAGATGCCCTGGGTTGATCCGGCCAAGGAGGCATCGGCCTGGGAGACACTACTGGGCTCCGGCCTGGCCTCAGGTCCCGAGGTCGTGCGCAAGCGTGGCCGCTCGCCAACGGATGTGCAGCGCGAAGAGCTGCAATGGCGTCGCCAGTGGCGCGAGGCCGATGAATCCCTGGCCTACCTCGCCCCGGTCGCCTCGCCCGCCGAATCCCTGCCGGAGCCAGACGACGACCCGGATGAACCGCCCGACTTAAATGAGGATGACGAGGAGGCCAATGCCTCCCGCCAGCCCCGGAGATCACTCCATGCCGTCCGCTGATGCTATGGCTATCACACTCCCGATCAATGCGCCCCTGAGCCTGCGCCAGGCCGTGCGCATGGGCTTGTCCATGCCGCTTGCTCGCCGCCCGGAAGCCGCCGCGCCCGTGACACCCCTGGCTATCGGCCCCTGGTGGCAGATTCAGGCCAAGGCCGCGCCCGCCGAGGATGCCGCCCCCACCACCGCTGAAGTCCTGATCTATGGCGACATCGGCGAATCCTGGGACGGCGAGAGCGTCGCCGCCAAGGATTTCGTGGTCGCTTTGCAAAAGGTGGAGGGTGCCGCACTGACGGTGCGCATCAATTCCTATGGCGGCTCGGTGACGGACGGCCTGGCCATCCATAACGCCCTGCAACGCCAGCGCGCATTTGGCCCGGTCAGTGTCGAGGTGGATGGCGTCGCCGCCTCCGCCGCCTCCCTGATTGCCATGGCCGGGGATAGTCTGAGCATGGCCGATAATGCCCTGCTGATGATCCATGCGCCCTGGGGCGGCTGCCTCGGCAATGCCACCGATATGCGCGAAATGGCGACCACCCTGGACTGCTACGCCCAGGCTATGGCCGGCGCCTATGTGCGTCCCGAGTTCAGCCGCGAGCAGGCATTGGCCCTGCTGTCGGACGGCGCCGATCATTGGTACACCGCCGCCGATGCCATCGCCGCCGGCCTGGTGGACCGCATCGGCCCCGCCGCGGCCGTCGCCGCTGCCGTGCCCGCGCGCTACCAGGCCCGCGCCGCCCTCTTTACCGCCGCCGTGGCCCCCGTGGCTGCGGCTATCCCGTCATCCCTATCCGCGCCCCCCGGCGCATTACCCGAGGAGCTTCCCATGTCCGACCAGGCCATGCCCCAGCCCTCCGCGCCG